GCATCTTACCTTTGCTATCAAGATATATCCGCTTAGCTTCGTCTCTGCTGGGACTTCTTTGTCTTGGCATAGATTAACCTCCTTTCTTTCTTACGTTGCTGGCATAAGTACAGCTCCTGTCCAGTCAATTACTGTATCAGCATCTGCGTACTTTAACCTCTGCCGTGGTGCAGCACGTACATACAGCTTGTTAAATGTCTCTTTACGTACGGCAAAAACCTTAGAGCCGCATTGTACAATCCAATCTCCTGCCTCCACGTTAATGATAGCGCCCTCTTTGCTCTCTACTTTGACACTGGCGTATCTTGCAATGATGTTTTGCGGTGAAAACTGCTCCGCTCTGACTTTTTCTCCGGTTTTTTTATTTATGTATATCACGTTATTACTCCTCTCTCTTGATATAATCTATCACATCATATATCGCCATCCATATTATCCAGTTGGCAATGTATGCTATTACTGACATAAACACAAAGTAAACACACGCTATGAGGATACATATGATTGTATTTAAATACGTTTCTGTTGGCACTAGGCTGAATACTGACAATAAATTAATCCTCTTAATAGTTAATGCAGTGGCCACTGTGATAGGTAATTTTGGTCTATTCGATTTTGATTCATATTCACACCATTTTTTAAACAACATATATATCATCCTTTCTGGGTAAAAGAAAAGCACGTTTTCTCCTGTATCCCTTATAACGGGCAGTTCTACGTGCTTTGTTTAACAGGCTCTCGGTTAATAGCATACGTCTATGCATCCTTGGCCTCTATAGAGTTATCTGTGCCACATTGTTAAGAGGTGCGATAACTACGTTTTAATTTTAAAGCGCCTTTTTTATGTCTCCCTACATGAGTGCGCTATCTCATCATTGACCAACTCGTTTCCTGCTGGTTTGCCAAGCTCATTTCGTCAGCCCAGGCCCTTAAAACGCCTATCTCATTGTTTTTTTAAGGATATTTGCATAGATAGGAAGATTACTTACCCTAATCTACAGGCGATATATGGATGGGGGGAATCGTCTGTAGATTACGGCAGGCATCTTAGGATGCCGCGTAAGTAAATCCAAAGGAGAAAGTGAAGCACAAGGAAGAGGATTACGCCTCATCCCCGTACTTCCACGCTATCATTATATCACGTCAAACCCAGTCGCAACGTGACAGTTTCATAAAATATTACTGTTTTTTGAGCAAATTTGACTTATTGCACGTTCTGCACGCTTCCGTACTAATTCCTCACCAATATCCATTTCCCATCCCACTTTCTTAGAGCCTTCGCCACGATTTCTCATGGTATATAGTTTCACAACATCATAGTATTTTTCTGGCAAGACACTTATCCATTTGTCTATCCTGTCCATTTTCTCTTCAAATGGGGCTTGTAATTCTTCTAGTGCAGCCGATTTCATCATGAAACGATCCTGTGGACTTTTCCCATCTGAAACACCATTAGACATACGTATTATACTACCACCTGTAGAACAACTGAGAGAACGTTGTTCCCTTTCTAAAAGATGCCATTTGTATAAGTACAGATAGTAATTTTTGAGTTCTCCTTCCACATAACCTCTCATAAACTCATCCTCATCAATTAAAGGTGCTTCTTCATCACGCCAACTCATTTTATCACCCCTTGCCTTCGTGCTCGTTGATTATACATATCATCAAAAAGGTAAAATACAGCATTACTGCCAGTGCTATATCAATCATGTGTATACCTCCTCTAGGTACTGCTGCAGCTCTCCAATCGTATAAAACAATAAATGTAGATTTTCTTCATGCAGTACATATGCGCCTTTTCCTGCAATTCTGATTTCATCAATTTTAACGTTATATACTTTTTCTAAGGTCGTTCTCCGCATTTTTCAACCTCCTCGCTGCCATCCGAATAAAATACCACAACCGGCTGTTTGTATGTATACGGCCGTCTATGCTATTGTATTTTTTCATCGGTTACCTCCCTGCGGTAGAAACGGTTTTCTTCAAAGTCCATATAGTAACCTTCTACACTGTTTGTTATGATATGACTTGCATATCTAATGCCTCTTACCGGTTCCCATTCTAATGGTTTAAATATGTAGATATAAGATTTTGTTTTATCATCCCAAATCCACATACCTCCATGCAAATCTTCAAATTTTAGAGGCGGATTGTTTGTGCGGCTCTTATACTTTGTATACACGCCGTTTTTAAAGCATTGTTGTACTCCTATATAGCACATTTTATCTTGCTGTATGCCAATGGCACATAAATCACATACGCATCTTACTTCACTCATCACCATTACCCCATAGCTCTTTCATTTTATTAAATTTTGCAGGAACGCTTTTCATACATTCCACGAAGTCGTCAGACGGTATCTGGTCTATGCACCCCATAAGAGAAGCCTGTACAAAGAGAATTTCTTTCTCTGTCAGGAAGCATGCAGTCATTTTGGCAAATGTGAGAATAACTTCTTCAAGTGTTGTAAATGGCTCAAAAACCAACTCTTCTCCATCATCTATATGTGCTGTAATCTCAACATTACCCATCGTTGAGTTTTCCTTTAAAAATTTTACAACACTTAATGATTCGCCGCCTTTGTATGCTAATTCTGTTAATTTATTCATATTCACACTCCTTAAAATGGTAAATCATCACTGCCGATATCCAGTGTGCTACTTGTCTCGTATGGCTCCTGATAGCCATGATTGCTTCCCTGCTCATAATCAGGTACATAGGCATTGCTGTTCGCATTGCTTGCAGCTGCGCTTTTGCTTTCCAGAAATTGTACACTGTCTGCGACAACTTCTGTTACATAAACGCGTTTCCCACTCTGATCATCATAGCTGCGTGTCTGGATTCTTCCTTCCACACCGATCAGTGAGCCTTTATGCGTATACTGCTGCACACTGTCCGCAGTCTTATTCCAGACGACAGTGTTAATGAAATCAGCATCCGGCTGTCCCTCCTGCTTGTATCGGCGGGTACAGGCCAATGTAAAGCTTGTGACGCTGACACCGTTTGCAGTCTTACGCAACACTGGGTCTTTTGTAAGCCTGCCGACTAATACCACTCTGTTGATCATAAGCTCACAACCTCCAGCAATTCGTGATTTTCATAAATATTTCCAACGACTTCAACGCTTTTCTTGTATTTTCCAATGTACACGTCCAACAATTCTTCGATGCCATATTCGTATTCTCTTGATATTTCACCGTCGATTAAGTAACAAGCACTGAATCCGATGTCACTCCACACAATTACAAACAAATTACATCCATTAACGGTTTGGTGTATGTCTATGATATCTCCCTCATAGATTTCTTTGCCATTCATGTCTTTTAATCCTGTACATTGCATGACGTAAAATGCGCGTTGCTCTGGTGTGCCCGGAAAAATCTCCCATGCAGGATGATTCATGATGTCGCCCCATTGCAGCATTCTTTTTTCTATTAATTCCCATACTCTAAATTTTAATACTTTCATTCTTTTTCACTCTCCTTCATGAATACAAACCAATAAGTCTTATTCCCTCTACCTTTATCTCCAAATATCGGTATAGTATCTAATACTTCAAACAATTCTTTTTGCTTTATATCTGTTTCATTCCATTTGAATACCAATGTTCCATATGGTTTAAGCACCCTCATACATTCATCAAATCCCTGTTTCAAGTATGGTTTCCATTCTGGCGGTAATTTTCCATATTTCTTTGCCAACCATGAATTATCTCCAACCTTTACTAAATGCGGCGGATCAAACACAACCATGTCATAGGTGTTGTCCGGTACAGGTAGGTGTCTGAAATCCCACTGAGTATCCGGATCTATCTTAAGCATTCTTCCATCGCAAAGAGGTTCCTCTAACTTTCTGATGTCATTGAAATGCACAAGAGGATTATTTTTATTAAAATAAAACATTTTACTTCCGCAACAAACATCTAAAATCCGTTTCATCATTTTTCTTCTCCTTCATATAACTCTCTTATCGCTTTCTTTACTTCATCTAGTGCCACATAATCTTTATCATTAACAGTGACAAGGACATTTTCCAGACCGCACTTTTTGAGTATATCCTCAATTTTTACTACGGCGTGACCTGCTATTACTGACTGTTTTATCGCTATATCTCCAGCGCCAGATTAACATCCGAGAGCATCAACTTTTTTGACTTATTGTAAAACTCTTTTTTTATCTCAAACCCATAACAACTGCGGTTTAATTCTGCGCACGCTCTTAACGTTGACCCGCTGCCTGCTACCGGATCAATCACCACATCACCGATATCAGTGTAAATCTGGATGAGTTGTTTTAATAAAGGGATTGGTTTTTGTGTTGGATGTATTTTAGGATAATTACCGCCTCTATCCCACTCAAACCAATCCAGTATCATCCTTCCGTTGTTGTTAAACTTTGGCAGCTTATCACGGTACAGTACAATCGCTGTCTCTGTCGCTCCGCACACACGCATGTTGGCCTTTAGCACCTGAGATGATGTTTTTTTTATGAAAAATAACGGTTGTGCGTGTTTAAATCCAAATCCTTTTGCGTACTCCCTTATCTCATTAAGCTGCTGCCAAGAACAGAAAATAATCATGCAAGGTGCCTTCCCAGTTTCCTTAGGCTCTTTTTTCAATAATCGTACACAGAACTGGAAGAAATTATAAATCTTGAAATCATCATCTGTATCAAAGAAAGTCTTTCCTGCCTTGCTGCTCTCGCCGTTTTTGTTATCTCCATCAATGTACCAGTCTGAACGCGATCCGTATGCGTTTGTCCCAATGTTATATGGGATATCGGCTATAATAAGCTGCGCTCTTGGTATCTGGTATCGTTTGGCATTTTCAAAATGGTCGTTATATAATTCAATTTTCAATTCTTACACCTCTCTCTAAAAAAGCTGTAACTGTGTTTTATTCATTTTAATTCGATCTTTTGCTGTATTGAAAATACTTTCTTCTGATTCTATTCCTATGTATTTACGATTTGTGTTCTGCGCTGCGATGCAAGTAGATCCAGATCCCATACAATTATCAAGCACAATATCGTAATCATTTGTATAGGTCCGGATAATACCTGTATACTGCGTGGGTAGCGTGCAGCGGAATCATAGATATAATCTTCATCTGCTTGTCCATACTACACCTCAAACAGGCTGATCTGGCCTTCCACTGGGTCCGACTTCTTTTTTCTGGTATTCTTTACTGTCTCTTTTGTTTGCTGCTGTTGTTCAGCAGGGGTTGGGTTTTCTTTCGATTTTGCAGTAATCTTTTTCTGATTAACAGCGTTTACTACCACTTTTTTTGCATCTTTTAGCGGCGCTAGTTTGATATCATCCTCATCGTAATAATGCACTGCCATACCATACACAGACCCATCATCCATCATCACGATAGGATCATTTTTTACCATTTTGCCTATTTCTCTTTTGACATAACGATAGCACTCCGTTAATGTTTTATTCGCTTTCGCTATATTGCTAGCAACCGACGGATCCTCAGCTGCCCGCCGTTTTAAATACAATCCAATTTTGTAAGCAGACACTTCTTCGATTGTTTCTTTTCCCTTTAAACTTTCTAATTCTTCCTCGAACGTCATACGGTTCACCTCTTTTTATGTATTGCATACTCGTATATCCATCTTAATGCCTAATGCGTGCATAGTAGCAAACATCATATCGACCGGCATCCTGTTTTTATACGATAAATAATTGTTCATTGAGTGATAACCAACAGCTACTATTTTTGCAAGTTTACGGTTACTGATGCCCAACTCACCTTGACGTCTTATGATGATATCCAGGATGCTATCGTAAGTTGTCATATTTTTATTAACCACTTATCTCTCTCCTCCCTCGTCATAAACTGTTTCTGAGCTCTTCTATTTTCCTGTCGAATTCTTCCTCATCAAATTCAGGATCAGTTTTAATTAAATCTTGATTATCCCACCATGCTGGCAGTTGCTTTTCAGTGGAGCCAGTTTTATTAGAATTATTAGTATAGTTACCGTCAAGTATCTTTGCTAAGTTTGTATCCTTTAGCATCCAGTCAAATGTCGCTGACCAGTTACGATTGTTAGCTCCCTTTAAAAAATCGCTCTGCTCTGCCAATGTGAAGGCCTTTTGTAAATCGTCAGCTGTGTATGTCTTAAGCCTTGCCTTGATGGCTTTTTTACGAGCATCAGATAATTTTGTAAGGCGAGGGAACGACACGCAAGTGTTGTTATACATATCAGCGATTTGCTGATAACATATATCTTCTTTCTTTTCATTCTTAACATTCTTTACATTCTTATCATTCTTGTTTGTGTTCAACTGTTGTTCATTTGATGTTCGCTTGTTGTTCAACTGTTGTTCATTTGATGTTCGTTGTCCTTGGTATTTATCCCAATTTAATACGGTGACTAAAGAGTATTTGTTGGTCTTTTTGATGTTCAACATTTCCATTTTTTCAAACAAGCTCAGCCATCTAAACAACGTTAGACCATCAACACGTCGGTCTTTCTTCACGTCACGATTAAATTCGTCAGATAGAGCTGATCTGCCGGTGATAAACTGCCCTGCCTTTAGCTCTATGATTTGATTGCCTACCACCTGTGTTTTTTCATCATGTGTCGCTTTCATCAGACACATAAGCCATAGCTTTAGTTTGTCCGAATCAGCCCACACAGGGGTATCCGTAATTTGTCTGTACAGCTTTATGTATCCTTGTTTTGACACATTTCCTCTCCTTTAAAAATTAGCTTTCTGCGATTATAATCACGCACTTGCTGTTGTCTATCTCAATGCGCGTTTCTATGCAGGTAGTATTTGCATTTGCAATCTCAATCGCTATTAGATAATCATTCAACAGCTGCTCAGGTACTGACCTCTCAATGAGGTTTTTAACTTCTTCCCATTTCATGTTCTATAATTCCTCAAATTCCTTTTCTTTTCGCTCTAATTCACTCTTTAACATTTCTCGTAGTTTTGTATCAATTTCTTTCGTCGTGTGTTTCCTGTAACCAGCGTGCTGTCTGTACACACCATTCCAAATATAAAGGATTTCATCCCTTAACATTTCTCTTATATTCTGGATTTCTTCATCTAGCCTCAACGCCTTGTCCAAAACTTCTTTATTCATTTTCACGTCTCCTTTATCTCGATTCCGTATTTCTCCGCCATCATGCGCCGTTTCAAGCGGTACACAGGCGTTTTTACTCCTTTGGCATCCTCCACTATCAGCTGACCGTTTAGGTCGTTATACGTAAAGTCTGCTATGTATCTAATAGGCATACCGTATTTGCTCTTGGGTATCAATTCAAACGGCACCTGCAAGCGGAGGTTTATTATCTCCCCTGCCTGCTCCAGTAGCCGTAATTCTTGATATCTGGATGCCTCATGTTTGCTGTCAAATTTTATCCCGTCTACCTCTGTTTTGACTGCTCCATACTTGCTCTTTTTAGGCTTTGTGGGTGATACTTGTCCAGAGGTATACTTACGTCCGTCTGGGTAGTTAATCGACGATGATCGCATCAGCAATACTCATTAATTGATTTAACGATCGCTGCGTATCACCTTTAACAAATTCATCCAATTTTTTGTTAGGTTTCTTACCAGCTAATAATAATTTGATAATTTCAATGTTATTTTCGGTGGCATCTACTCTAGTGATTTCATCAATGTACTTTTCATCTTTATAAATCCAAAGAATTTGATTTTTACAAACTAAAGCAATGTTTTGATTATTTTCACCTAACTTTTCACACATGTCATCATCTTTAAATATCTGATAGAAGAATCCACTTTGGTCGTAGATTTCTCCCGGACAATAACATCTGTCTGTTAAATAATCATGCATATCTAAAACGTCTTTTAATTGCATTATATCCTCCTATAAACTGCCATAGTAAGCAGTGTCGAGCCCTATCTTTGCGGCATAATCTAACGCCACATCAATGAGCTTGGTCATTTCTTTAGTGTTGAATGTACTTGATCCGGGATACAGTCGGTAAATCAAATAGCCTTCCTGCTGCGCCGGTCGCAAGACTTTGACCGCGCGCAGTCCCTGAACCTTACGAAACTCCTCTTCTGCTTCCGCCGGTGCCACCAAGTCGGTATGCTTGGCATCTGCCAGCTCCAGTAAGGCGCAGTATGTATCCCAGTCATTTGCTAGGTGTCCATCCTCTTGCTCCGCTATATCGTGTATGATTTTCCATAGCAGCGCATTCTGGTCGGTTGATCGTTTACTCCTTGGCTTTGATATCTCTAAGGCATATGGCTGCGTTTCAAGGCTTTTACAAGCTGATATCCAGTTATATGAGTGTTTGTCTACCTTAAAGGTGATCTCCATGTCACCGTCTTCTGTAAGTGTTCTGCGCTGGAATGTAGCTATGATTTTTTGCTTTGCCATAGTTCCTCATACCTATCTCTCAATCGTGCTCTAAGTTCTCCTGTGCATTCATCACCATTTAAAAAGTTTTTCTTAAATTCAGACATCCATTTCTCGTGTCCGTATATTTTTTCAAAAGTAATCTGTGCAATCATTTTTAATAAATCTGCCATATCGGCATTTTGATGCACTGAATAGTTTGTATCTTTGTGCACATCGTATCTTAGATATACTTTTAAGCCGTATTTCTCTGATTTTTTCCTAAATGGTCCATTCATAACGTGATGTTCTTGCAGCTCCAGAGTAGAGTGCGTTATATAGCACTCTTTCTGGTCTTGCATGATTGATTTAGCCACCTTGTACACCTTCGTGTTTCAAGTCATACAGTCTGATAAGTTCTCTGTATGCGTTACACACATTTATGTTATGTTGCCCATCGTTTCCAAGCCTCTGATCTTTGATACCCATTTTTGCAAGTAAGCTAACGACACCTGGTTCATTACAATCAATGTTACGTTTTTTTAATTCTTCGCGTAACTCTACATATTCATTTTTGCTGCGGTTAATCAATTCTCTGTCTTCCGGCTTGTCTTGCTGTTGCTTGTGCTCATCTGTATCTGCATCCTTGGCATCATCAATCGCAAACAGTCCATTTAAAGCATACTTCCTTGCATATGATGATGCCGTTCCGGTTATCTGGCTCTCATCCATGCCTTTCTTTTCAGCACACTCTCTTGCATATGCCGTATTGGAGATACTTTCCTTAGTATCCCAACATGTAATTGTTGCGGTAGCTATGACATAATATCTACTACCTATTAGCTGCAATTCATCAGTTACAGTAAGTGTTGTCTTGTGTTTATTACATAGAGGTTTTGCAGCTTCAAGAATGTCTTCACAATTCCGATAATAATATTTACCGAATATATTCCATTGATTTTTCGGTGCTTTCAATTCGCATTGGATCATGGATAACTTTTCGTATATTCCCGCTTCTGTCATTCTGGTCACCTCACTGCTCAGTTGTTTCAACGTTACACTGGTTATCACAGCACTCTGCATGTTTGCTCCTGTAATAAGGGCACCACTTATTTACGTTGCAGTAGTTGTCGCAGCGGTTGTCTGCACCCTCACGTTTCACAATACTGTGTTTATCATCCAACATCATATTGTCAAAATAAGCTCTTGCATCCCCTTCTGTTTTAAACAGCTTAACAGCTGATTTCCTGCCCTTTTTCATGATTGCGTATGTATCATCTTTGTGCCAACGTTCCTCCGGCGTGCAGCTCGGCAAATCTGCATCGTCCATTTGCTCGCAGTCGCTTAAATCTTCAAATCGCTGCTTTATCCATTCTTCAATTTCCGCAAATTCCGTATCTGTGAAATCCCACCCAATGCGATATACAGGATGCTGTGGATAGTTACCACCTTGCAAAGCCTTAGTTTTGCTCTGGTCTTTGAGCATGGCCACAATCTCACCACGGCGCGCATCAAAGCCAATCTGTCGCAACATCCAACAATAAATCAGTGTTTGCTTACGATAATCGGCCCAATCATTAAACAGTACCTTGTTAACTGATGCCGTCTTGTAATCGGTAACTGTTCCTGTCTTATCATCGTAGAGGTCAAATATTCCACTCAACTTGTAACCGTTAGCCAGGTCTATGACCAGCTTATTTTCTTTCAACTGATTTTTGGTTTCCTGCGCCTGCTCCAGGATGCTATGTACAGCAGTACCAAATATCATCCATATCATTTCTGATACATCCTGCTCGATTTCATCATCATGACGGCGTTCCAGTATGACCTGCCCCGGTCCTTTTAACAGCGCTGTAACGCTATACTGCTTCGGTTTGTGCGTATGCTCTCGCATAACTGCTGCTACGATTGGTTCTGGTAGGTTAAGCTTGTTTGTTATTATCATTCGTTTCCTCCTCAAACGGATCAATTTCTCCGTTCATGATGTTTGTGATTTCCACCATTTTTTTTGCAATAGAAATATCTGTGTCACGAAAATCAAAATCAACATAATGTGATTTCAGAATGCCTCTTCTTCCTTTGCTTTCACCCTCCCACAAATGCATACCTAATTCAATCTGCTTGCATACTCCAATTCCGATTTGCAAATGGTAGCTTACGTGTTTTTTAGGTTTGCTGCGTATTACAACTTGTGCTAACCACTCAGCTACCGCCTGTAATTCTCCGTACATTAAAATACCTCCTCAGTAGATCTGATATATCTCTCCACTGCTGTTTCCTTTCTTTCTTCCTCTTCTGCATCTGCCTGCAGGTCTGCCAGCTCCTCAGCTGCCGGCTCCCACTCTTCATCGTAATGGTCTGGATCCATGTGGTTATCGATGGTTTTCATAATGATTCTCCAATAATACCGCTGGGTCGCATATAACTCCCATGCGCAGCGTGTTGTACATGCTGATAACCAGATATATAGTTAATGCTGCATGACCGATTACTATGTATTCCCACATCACTCTTCCTCTGTGATGGTGTTTGCATCTTTTATCGCTTCTACCAAATCCATAGGGCATGTATAACGCTCTATGATTGTATTTACATCGTTCAGATATTTTCGCCTTATCGCTTTATAAGACCTAACACCAAACTTATGCTTGATTTCATGACCGATGTCTGCATATACACGGCCGCGCAACGAATCATCACAGTATGCTGGCGAGCCGTGCCCGCCAAGAATCTTCATTCCTAATTGTCGAACAGCCTTCTGGACATCATCGCATTCCACAGGGAATAGTGGAATGTCTTTTTTAAAATATTGTAGGTCGTCATTGATTTCTTCTACACGTCCAGCAGTCTCACTTGATAAAGCCAGTGCGATTTTAGCCTGCTCTGCAAGTGATGGCGCAACAGCTTTCCGAAAATAACAATCTACCAGTTTATCGTACAACTCCCACGCTTTATCAGTGTTTAATGATTTAGCATGCAAGAACGCTCCTTTTTCCGTCCAGATATACATGGAACGAATTTTGCTTGAATTTTGCGTTCCTAAATTTAAGGAATGCAAAAATGAATTAAGTTCTTCACCCTGCAAAAGGAAATAGTGTTTTCCTTCTTGATAGCGGATTTTGTTATTGTTGAAGTTATTTGAAATAACCTTTTGCGTCGTGTCGTAACTTTCTGCAAGTTGTTGTGTCGTTAGAATCCTTTGATTCCGATATGTGATGATCTTTAATTCATTCATTTGTTATCTCCTTTCAGATAAATATGTGATATGATATACATAAAGGGGTGGTAAATAATGTATGGAGAATCCTAAATTCAAAAAATATGGAATTTTAGAAGTAGTGGCAGGTATAATACAACTATGTGTAT